TAATGTCGGAGAATATAAATGTGGTCGTGGTGGCCTCTAAAATATATAAGAATCTCTTCATCAAAGTCTATGAGTTACCTATGGGGAGAATAATCTAATCCCATATTATATGACTACTTACTCCCAAGAACCTTGTGAATTTATCTACAAAGTTTCCTCACTTGAAAAGGTTGTTGATGGAGACACCATTGATGTAACCCTTGACCTCGGCTTTGATGTGTGTACCCGCCAGCGAGTGCGCCTCCTAGGCATCGATACTCCAGAGTCTCGAACATCTGACAAAGAAGAAAAGAAATTTGGTCTTCTTTCCAAGAAGAAATTGAAGGAGTGGTGCCTCAAGGCGGTGGAATCTGAGAAGGATGATATTGAGATCGAACTCAGATGCCCGGAAAGAGACTCACGCGGAAAGTTTGGTCGTATCTTGGCGGAAGTTTGGGTGTCCGAAGATGGTGTGTGGACCAACGTCAATAAATGGATGTGTGAAAATGGTTACGCGGTTCCATATGTTGGTCAGAATAAGAAGGATGTTGAAGAACTTCACATGATTAATCGTAAAAGCCTCACGGAGAGAGGTGAAGTTTAAAGATTTAACACCTAAAAACAGTAATGAGATATCTCGGGAACAAAAACTTGCTATGTCATTCCATAGTAAACGAGATACAAAAAAGGGTGTCAATTGAAGCCAAAATTTTTGACTGTTTTGGTGGAACTGGTTGCGTTTCCAGATCACTTCTCAATACATTCAAAAATGTAAGTAATTGTGATATCAATTATTATGCACACATTTTGTGTTACTGTCGTCTCAAAATTGCAAAAAGTGTTGATATCTCAGACACTGTAAAGGAACTCAACACACTAGAACCAATAGTTGGATTTATAACTAAATATTATTCACCGGAAGCTAATAGAAAGTACTTTACAGTTGAGAACGCTATGAAAATTGATGCTATTAGAACTAAAATTGAAACTTTATACAAGGAAGGTAATGTATCCCACGACCAATACATATTACTTCTTGGAAATCTAATTGAGTCTGTATCCAGATTTTCAAATATTCCGGGTACATATGGCGCTTTCAATGAAAATTGGGATACTCGAGCAATCAAACCTTTTGTATTGGAAGAACATATTGAACTCGGAGAGTGTACGGGTGAACATTCATACCACGGTGATACAAAACAATATGTCATGTCCGGTGATTTTGACGTTTTGTATATGGATCCACCGTATAACCAAAGAAATTACGCGTCATACTATCACGTATTAGAAATGGTTGCAAAGTATGATGAAAGTATAGAAATCAAGGATAACAAAACGGGTACACCGACAAGTGTGGTAGGGTCTGCGTGGTGTTCAAAAACAAAGTGTGTCGACGAATTGAAATTTTATATCGAAAACACAAAAGCGAAAGTTGTAGTTTTGAGTTATAACAATGAAGGTATTATACCATGCGAAGAAATAGAACAATTATTCAAAAAATATGGGAAGTATGAACTTGTTGAAATAGATCACAAACGTTTTACATGTAATGGTAAAGGTGATTCTAAAGTTGTAGAACGTTTACATATTTTAACGAAGACAGATGATTGGAAGAATAAGATATTTAACGAAGAATGTATTTTGGGTATGTCAAGTCATATACCAGACAAGAGTGTTGATCTCATTTGTACAGATTTACCATACGGTCTTACAGAGTGTAAATGGGATACACCGATTAATCTTGAACATTTGTGGAGAGAATATCTCAGGGTTCTCAAACCATATGGAAACATAGTTTTATTTGGTCAGCAACCATTTTCAAGTAAATTGGTATCTTCAAATTTTGAGATGTTTAAATATTCACTTGTTTGGAAGAAATCAAAACCAGGTGGATTTGCACAGGCACCTTATAAAGTTTTATGTGAACACGAAGACATTCTCATATTCTCAAATGCAAAGACTTCAAAAAATGCCAGACATAGAATGACATACAACCCACAAGGTACGGTTCCGTGTGAAAAGGTTATGAAAGGTAAGAGTGGTAACACCGAACATCGTAAAGGTAGGAAAACTCAAAGTGATTATGTTCAAACGGTAACAAATTACCCAAGAAGTGTCCTTGAATTTAAAAATGAGGGTAAAGTAATTCACCCGACACAGAAACCATTAGATCTCATAGAATACATAGTCAAAACTTTTAGTAATGAAAATGATGTTGTATTGGATTCCTGTATAGGTTCTGGTACAGTAGCGGTTGCGTGTGTAAACACAAATAGAACCTATGTCGGTTTTGAAAAAGATGAAAATATATTCAATGCGTGTATGAATCGTATAAAGCTAAAGTGAGTATTTATACTAAGCACAAATGTATACAATTTTATCTGAAGAATATCCTCAAGAAGAAGATGTCTCGGCTATACTTTCCTACATGTTCAAAAAAGACATACCAGAAATAACATATGATGTTCGATCAAGTGCAGATGGAAATTGGTTATGGAAATTTGGTATAACGGGTTTTGAAGATATAGAAGTTGGTTTCATGAAGGGTAGTGGTTCTGTGTGTGATTATATAGTGTTAAAGGACGATCAACCACACCTCTTTGTGGAGGCTACACAAACTACTGAGACTGAATCAAGGAATACGGCTTTTGGACAGAGAGCTACAAAATTTATTGTGGCTCGCGAATATTACCCAGATGTACCATTCATCTACATTTATTCACAAAGACATTCATTCAATACACCAAGTGCACAGTTTTGTGCAAGACTATATAGAACACATAATGTACCTATATTTTTCAGAGAGGACTGTAAAACTAATTTGATTGAAGAGTTTCAACCATTTGAAACAGTTGAACAAATTATAGATTCATTGAATAGTATACCCAAAAAAAAGGGTAATGTACCACTCACATTGAAAGTGGGTGAGATGGGAGAGTATGAAATTAATGCGCGTCTTTCTAAGGGGTTGAGAACTGAAGTTGCATCTGATCCAAACATAGGTATGGTATCCCTCATCTCTTCAACTCTAAAAAAGTTGTGTGATGATGATGTGCGTATAAAAGTGACTGGGCATGGAGTTACAAAGATGTGTAGAACAGATAACAAATTTATGATTGCAAACCGGGGTGTTGATTTGTATTTAGATGGATTATACACATCGACAAAAAATGTAGAATTAAAAGGGGAATATTTTAAACCTTTGGCGAATACTATTTCCGAAAAATGTTCTACTATTTTATTTCACATTCTAGCAAAGACGCATGGATTTGAAGTTATTTTCCACAATCACGCAGGTAGTGCCAGGTCTAAATTGGTGACATCAAATGGTTTAGTATCTGTACCCAAAAAGACAACTATACCAGATTTGGTCTTGAGAAGTCTCACAGATAATACTATTTATATCATCGAAGGTAAGGTTCAACGAGGATATAAACAAGGTAAAAAGCAGTTGGCGGCACTGAATGAATTTGAAGAGTTATTGGTGCGACACTACAAAGATCATGTCATAGATAAGGGTGTATGCTTATCTGTGGACAATATTGCGACACAATATGACAGTGACGTATTGTTTGTTTTGGATTCTACTGGAAATTATTCGTAGGGGTATTTACGTATCCACAAATTACATATCCATTTTTCCCCAGACTCTACAGGTTTCCCGCCGTGTAAAGATTTGGAACATGATAGTTCATAATTATCCAAGTTGTGAAAAAATAACCCGTCACACTCTTTCATTTTATATTTTCTCTTAAGATTTGGAAATTCAGTTTCACCCTTTTCGTAGTCATCATTGAGAGCTATGAGAAATGTATATAATCTTGGATTTTCATCGTTTATTGAATCAAAGTGTGGCTTGTAATATCCACCGGGTGTGTATTTTACAACTTGGAGATTCTCACAATTTTCCTTTGGTCTATCTGTAAATTTAAGACATCTGTCCACTACCCGAGATATTACAGGGTCGTCTAAATCTAACCACGCAGTTTCACTCTTTCGAACACTTGAATCAACTTCCTTTTCTGTAGAAATTTCAGATGGTTGAAGTTTACTCCTAGCTTGATCGATAATGTGATTTCGCTCTTCTTTTGTGATTATATTTTTAACCACAATTGGTTCCCTGTATGTTGGTATCAAATATATTACTAACAAAATAAGAAACAAGAATAGTAACATCTTACTGTTTAAGAAGATTAATATTGTATGGCACTACACAATTGTATCTTTTCCTGATAGTTCCCATAACTTCATTCGCATATTCAAATAATTTAGTAGCTATGTCAATTATTTCATCTATACGATCTGGTTCTAGAACATATTGTCTTAGAAGATCTCCGCCGGTATCTATCACCATTCTGAAGATATTAGTAATGTCTTGGTGTCGCTCCCTTTGTTTGTCTCGGCGTTGAAGTTCTTTCTTGAAATACTCTTCACGAAGTTCATTGAGCATGTAAGCTACACGAAGATATCTGTTGTCTCCGTCATATATGTCACCGTAACGATAAATGAGATCTCGGTCTAATTGATAGAGAACCATAGCGAAACGCATGATATCATTGGGGGCGTTTATTTGTCGAAGTTCTCTAAATGTTGGAACTCCACCACATGGGATATCGGCGTGTTCTCTACCAGATATTCTACCTCTTTTGAATTCCATATAATGTGGATTGTGAATGCGTCCAGTTTCAACCTGACCAGTTCTCCAATCAAATGCTGTGTGACAATCTGGACACCACATCTGGGCGCACCCCGACAATTTCTGTATCATTGTTCCACACTTTGGACACGGTTTAGTATCCTTCTTTAGAAGTTCCATAGTTTTCACCGCATCTGGATCACATTCGTGACCTTCACAGACCTCTTCATTACATTTTTCACAGAAGTGACGATCACAGAGACCACAGAACCATTCCTCATTCATGAAACCTTTACAGTCTTCTGTGGGGCATTTACGAACAAATTTCTTAGGTTGTTCCCCTACAATAAGTTCTCCACCGTGTCTCAACCTTTC